CAACCAAAAATCGGTTTCAAAACTAGATATGGTATGGTTGCTAATCCTTTCGCAACTACTAATGGTACTGGTGCAATTGACTTAACGTCACCTGCTGCTGGAGATCAAAACGTTTATTACAGACGTGTTAAAGTTGCTAACATTATGTAATATTGGTTAAAACCGATTATGAAAAAGGGGGCTTCGGTCCCCTTTTTTTGGTCTAAAAACCATTATAAATAGTAGTATGACAACAACAAATATAATCGATAGAGAACCTTCTAAACTTGATTATGCAAGTCCTATTCAGTTTAGATTTAAAATGACAAAACTTCCACAGGTTGAGTTTACTGTACAGACAGCAAACATACCTGGTATTACTCTAGGATCAACAAGTTTTGAAACACCTCTAAAAGATATTGCAGGTGTTGGCGATAAGGTTACTTATCAGACTTTAGATGTATCGTTTCTAGTTGATGAAAATCTAAACAACTACAAAGAGATACATGACTGGATCATAGGTCTAGGATTTCCACAAAACCATAATCAGTTTAAAAATTTATTAGGAACAAGTTCCGATAGATTTTCTGGCACAACATCAAGTACGGCCGCTACAGGAACAAGTATAGCTCAACCTCTTTCAGAAGGTGGTATATATTCAGACGCCACACTCACAGTATTGAATAATAAGAATATTGCAAAGACTGAGATAAGATTTCAAAACGTTTTTCCTATATCTTTGGGATCGCTATCTTATGATATTAAGGCAAGTGATGTTGATTATTTGCAGGTAAATGCAAGTTTCAATTATATGTATTATGATATAGTTCAGATTTCTTCTTCATAATAAGCTTTACATTTGATTAAAAAGGTGATATAATATATACATGACATTAGAAGAATTACAACAATCAGTAGATAAAGACTTTAAATTAGATGACACAGAATTAGACGCTGAGTCAATCAAAATACCTCTATTACATAACAAATATTTACAACACTTTAATAAGTTTTCTTTACTATTAAAGAAGTCTGAATATGAACATAAGGCCATGTTGAGAGATAAGTGGGAGTATTATACAGGTAAAGCAGACCCTAGTGTATATAAAGATAAGCCATTTGATATAAAAGTATTAAAGTCAGATGTACATATCTATATGGATTCTGATTCAGATTTACAAAGAGCTGATCAGAAAGTTGCTTATCAAAATCAAATAGTTAAGTATCTTGAACAAGTTTTAAGAAGTATAAACAATCGAACATTCTTAATTAAAAACGCTATTGAATGGAAGAAGTTTACTAGCGGTGCAATATAATCCTTTTCATATAACCTTAACTCATAATTTCTGTAATGATATAATCAAAACAGGTGATTCACTTAATATAAAAAACGCAAAAATAAAAGATGGCAATAATGCTAATAGAAGTTCTAAAGTATCATGGCTAGAAGGCGAAAAGTTTCCTAATCATTTACATCAATGTATTGATTCAGCAAACAAGTTATATAATTTTTCACTACACGAGTTTGAACCAGTACAATATACAGTATATCACGAAGGCGATCATTATGATTGGCATGTAGATAATCACAAAGAACCTTATCACAATGGCATGATTAGAAAATTAAGTTTTACGTTATGCCTAAATGATGAATTTGAGGGCGGTGATTTTAATATATGTGAAACACATCCTATTTCAGAAAAAACAAAAGTAAAATCATTTACACTTAAAAAAGGTCAAATGATTATTTTTCCTAGCCATACATGGCACAAAGTAAATAAGATTACAAAAGGTATCAGAAAATCATTAGTAGGTTGGGTTGTAGGTAGACCTTTTATTTAACGTATAAATATAAGTATGAAAACATTGAACATACATTTATATGATATACAATCAGGACAATTCTAATCTCATCATCATAGAAAAAAAGAACGAAGTTTACATAACGGTAGACTGCGAGTCGGATGTACAAAGAGAGATATCTGAATTTTTTACTTTCTATGTACCAGGATATAAGTTTATGCCAGCATTCCGAAATCGTATGTGGGATGGTAAGATAAGATTATTCTCACAAAAAACAAAAGAGATTTACTTCGGACTATATCCATACATCAAAGCATTTGCCGAAGAACGAGGTTACAATATAGTTGCTGGCAAAGATGTAGAGATAGATAACAAGGTTGATAAAGAAACGGTAACTAAATTCTCTAATAGTTTAGGTCAAAAGTTTGAGGCAAGAGATTATCAGATAGACGCAATATATCATAGTTTAAAACGCAATAGGGCGCTGCTAGTGAGTCCTACGGCCTCAGGTAAGTCATTCATCATATATTCTTTAATACGATACTACACTCATCTAATCAAAGAACAGCAGAATAATAGAATACTTTTAATTGTTCCTACAACATCATTAGTAGAACAAATGTATACCGATTTTGAATCATATGGTTGGAATGTAAAGAAGTATTGCCACAGATTATATAGTGGATATTCAAATCAAACAGACAAGAAAGTATTAATATCTACATGGCAGAGTTTATATAAATTACCGAAAGAATATTTTGAACAGTTTGGTTGTGTATTTGGTGACGAGGCTCATTTATTTAAATCAAAATCATTGACAGAAATTATGACTAAACTTTCTGATTGTAAATATCGTATAGGTCTTACAGGTACATTAGATGGTGCTCATACACATAAGTTAGTATTAGAAGGGTTATTCGGTGCCGTAAATAAAGTAACCACAACGAAAAAGCTTATGGACAAGAATCAGTTAAGTAATCTGGTCGTGAGATGCTTGATTCTCAAACATAGTGAAGCCAATGCTAAAATGGTGAGCAAAGGTAAGTATCAAGACGAAATAGATTATCTTGTAGGTAGTACATCAAGAAATAATTTCATTCGTAATTTAGCACTTAAACTAAAAGGTAATACTTTAATATTATTTCAGTTAGTAGAGAAACATGGTAAAAATTTACACAAAATTATTGAAGATAAAGCGGAAGAAAATCGAAAGGTTTTTTATATATATGGCGGAGTTGATACAGAAGAACGAGAGAAGGCTAGAGCAATAGTTGAGAAAGAAGATAATGCTATTATCGTTGCAAGTTACGGTACTTTCTCTACTGGTATTAACATCAAGAATCTACACAATATAATATTTGCAAGTCCATCAAAGAGTAGAATAAGAAATCTACAATCAATCGGTAGAGGTCTAAGACTAGGTGATAATAAGGTAAATGCGACATTATATGATATAGCAGATGATCTAAATTATAAGTCAAAAGAGAATTATACGTTGAAGCACTTTCAGGAAAGAATAAATATATACACAGAGGAAGAGTTCGATTACGAGATACATAATATTAACCTAAAGGATTAAAATGGATAATAACACAGATTATCGTATGGTAAGATTAACTGATGGTACTACTATCATGGGTAGTATTGTTGTTGATAAAGATTTCTTACGAATCACAAATGCATTACAATTACATACTGTAAAGAGATCAACTGAAATGGGTATGAAAGATGACTCTACTTTAACACCTTGGATGCCATTTACAGATGATAAAACATTTGTAATCCCTAAAGATAAGATATTAGTAATTACACAAGCAGATCAACACATATCACATTATTATGAAGTAATATTAAATAAGATAGAAAAAGATAAAGCAAATGCCAAACCTGTATTATCTGCTGAAGAAATGGATAAGATATATGCATTGGCAGATCAGATGGACAGATTAAGAGAAACAGAACCAAAAGAAAATATACAATGGTCGGAAGATGATTTAATCGACTTATTTGGAAAGAAAACTATTCATTAATATATAGCTATATAGCTGGTTCCCCAAGCGACTACATACGCAGTATATCATGGATATCCCAAGTCGTCAAGCGTTTTGAAAAATAAAATTAATTAATATAACCTGCTTTACAATTAGCTACAAAAATGATATAATAAGTGTATTAATCAGAAAGATAAATTATGAACGAAATAAAAGTAAGTAAGGCAAAGTTGAAACCACATTATGTAGATAATAAGAAGTTTCTTCAAGCTATGATTGAGTACCGTGAGAAAGTTCAAAAAGCGGAAGACAAGAAAAGAACAAAACCAGTAGTGACTAATTATATAGGTGAGTGTTTTTTAAAGATTGCTAATCACTTATCTTATAGACCGAATTTTATAAACTATACTTATCGTGATGATATGATATCAGATGGTATAGAAAACTGCCTACAATATATGAGCAACTTTAATCCAGAAAAATCTAATAACCCATTTGCATATTTCACACAAATTATATATTATGCATTTATCAGAAGAATACAAAAAGAAAAGAAACAACAAGATGTTAAAGCTAAACTAATTGCTAATTCTGGTAGTGAAATGATGTTAGATACTTTAGTTGGTGATGACGCTCAATATAGAAGTCAGATGTTAGAATTCTTACAAAGAAATGTAAAAGAAAGTGACCCAGCAGAACCTAAAAAAGTAAAAAAGAAAAAGAAAAAATAGATAATGAAAATAGCATTGTTGAATGATACTCACTTCGGTGTGAGAAACGATAGTATGATCTTTGATGACTTCTTACATAAGTTCTATGAAGAAGTATTTTTTCCTTACCT